GCCAGAGTGGAGAAAATGGGCCGTGATATTACTCGTGCTAGTTGTTTTTGCATACACTTTTGTGACAATACGATCAGTGGCGTTAATCGTATTGCCAAGCGTATTAACCGCTAGCTGAGTGTAATAAGAACTAGAAAGGGCATTGATTTCTGGGGAAATGGCATAGAACAACTGCGTTTCAGTGTTGTCAAGGGCTCGCGTATAAACACGAAACACTAAGCGAGTGTCACCATCGCTGCTTGAAACATACGACCAAAATCTAATTTCATACTCTCCGGCAGGGAGCTCATCAACGCCTGGATCACCTGAATCAGTAATGAATTCTTCAATCAACACTTCGCCGCTACTACTTGTAGTGACAGCAGTCATGTCATCCTGAGGAGCCGAATCGGGCTTGTCAGGAATTAAGCTTTCATAGCCAGTGACATTGGAATCAATTTCAGAGAAATACCAAATGCGTCCACTTGCGCTAATGCCAGCAACGCCAGTCGCCCCAGTGGCGCCAGTCTGTCCTGCTGCGCCAGTAGCCCCTCTGGGGCCTTGTCCGCCTTGGATGGAATCTTCTAATGCAATGTAGTCATACAAGCTTTGGTGAGTGCCGTTGCCGGTAGACTGGTGATAGAAGCGCAGCAAAGCGTTGCCACTGGAAATAAAATTAGTGCTATCAATAACGCCAAGCAAGAATTGGGTCCAGGTGGAAAGCCCCTGGAATCGTCCAAACTCCACCCAAAGCGAATTCACATAGTCATAAAGTTCTACGCGAATCGTATGAAGCGAAGTATTGGTGTAGTTTACATTGAAAACAATACGGTTGAATTGAGTGATGCCAGAGAATCCAACTTGCACTTCATAACCAGGAGCAGTGCCGTCAAGATCATCAACCCTGTAATAATTACCAGTGCTAAAGTCTCCGTAAGTTTGAATGCTGGCAAGATTGCCGGAAACATAGGTGCCGCTAATAGTCGTGATTGAACTGGCCGAATAAACAGTGCTTTCTGGCGTGGGACCAGTTGCCCCAGTTGGTCCTGTCGAACCAGCGGCCCCAGTGGCTCCAGTAATACCTTGCGCTCCAGCAACGCCAGTTGCGCCCTGAACCCCAGTGGCCCCCGCAGCTCCAGTGGCTCCCGTAATTCCCGTCAAACCTTGAAGGCCAGTGGCTCCAGTAGCACCAGTAATTCCTTGAACGCCAGTGGCTCCTGTCAAACCTTGCAAACCAGTGGCTCCGGCGGCTCCCGTGGCGCCGGCAGCACCAGTGGCGCCAGTAATGCCTTGAATTCCGGTGGCTCCTGTAACGCCAATACCAGTGGCCCCTTGAATGCCAGTTGCACCTATCGAACCAGCTCCCGTGGCGCCAGTGACCCCTTGGGCGCCTGTAGCGCCAGTGGCCCCTTGTGAACCAGCGCCGCCATATTCAACCCATTGAAGACTATCGCCGTCATTTAAATAGATGTAAAGAGTTCCCGTATTTTCGTCAAACCATTGATCTCCAGCATTGGGTGACGATGGGGGAGTGGATTGAACATACAAGGCAACAACGCCACTAACACCAGTTGCCCCAATAACTCCGGTAGCCCCAGTTGCTCCAATAGCGCCAGTAGCCCCTGTCTCGCCCGTGAGACCAATCACCCCTGTCGATCCGGTAACCCCTGTCAGGCCTTGTAAACCAGTGGCTCCAGCCGGTCCAGTGGCGCCTTGTATTCCCGTTGCGCCCGTGATGCCAATGCCAGTGGCTCCAGTGACGCCAGTAATTCCATCGGCTCCTGTGGCTCCAGTAATGCCTATGCCAGTAGCACCCGTAAGGCCCACTGGTCCCGTCGCCCCAGTCAGTCCTTGAACGCCAGTCGCACCGGTAATGCCAATACCAGTTGCGCCAGTAATGCCAACTCCAGTGGCCCCAGTGGGGCCCGTGACGCCAGTCGGCCCTTCAACGCCAGTAGCACCAAGAATGTTGCCTACGCTATTCCAGGTGATTGTGTCATAAACCCACAAGTCACCATTCGTTTGGTCAATAACGGCATTGCCGTTTTGGGCGCCAGGAAAGGCAGCGCTTAACGTGGCCGGCGGATCAATGCCAACCGTAAGCACTGATCCAATAATGATTGAAGCAACGCCAGAAGGCCCTGTCGGACCAGTGGCACCTCGCGGACCAGTTGCTCCAATTGCACCTTGCAAACCAGGAGCCTGAAGATCAAGCGAAACATTGGAAGGGGCAACTACGTCTAGCCCAATATCAGACTCTGCCTCGATAATGGCTTGGGCCTGATTGACTGTAATTTCAATGTTATTACTCATCGTCCGGTTAAGCCAAGGTCAATAAAAGCAGTGCCTTGTAAAAGGTAATATTTATCATTCCCAGGTTCTGTAATCATTACGTCATATTGCCCTTGCTGCGTGATGCCACTTGTTGTGCTAGCTTCTAGTCGAATAGCGAAATATCCACTCCCTTGCACTTTCCATGGAGTGAGAAAATCTGCAAGCTTAACAGTGCCGTATTTGTCCCATAGTTGAGCAGTTACTGTATAACCACTCATGTTTACGGGAACGCCAGACGCATCCTTATATCGCAAAGGCAGCTCAAATGTGGCGCCTTGATGAATGGTAATATCGTAGCGAGCAGGGTTGATCATGGCGCATTCTGTAAATTACATCCTAACTAAACGATGGAAGGAATCAAGTGATTGTCACAACACCGCTTGCGGCACTAAATACAACAGTAAAGCTTTCCCCATCATTAAGAGTGATACCACTTGGATATGACCACCAAGCAATTAAAGGGCTACCAGAGGCCGTTGAATTGTACAAAACCGCATGCCGAAATGGTCCAATTTGACCGCCTGACGCGAACCACGTAGTAGGATTGCTCAATACAAGCTTGTACACTCCGCTCGCCTGGGCAGAAGTTACACCACTCGCAATATTTCCTCCTGTGCTATAGCCAAAACCAGCAGAAATTTCAGTGAGATCAGCTTTAAATGCATGCCCACTAGCACTTGGAGTGGTGTTTGAAAGATAAACTTTCAATACATCAGTCTGCAGATTATGTTTCGCCTCGGCTACAGCTTCGCTGAAAGCCCAGAATTTATTAGCTGTGGCCATTTTAGTGGCAGATTGTAATTATATCTCTATGTTAATCAATTAAACAAGCTCTCGCCAGCCCAGTAAAGCAGTTCCTTTTGTTGCGGTTGTTGCTTCAATAGTTAATGCCAGCACTTCACTGGCCCCATTTGCATCTGTTCCAAGAGAAAGCTGGATGGCTTCTTCTGCCGCAAAGCTAGAAGAAGATCTGCCTCCAATTAAACTGCTAAATTCAGTTACACCACTGACAGTAATTGTTCCAGCAGTTGTGTACTCAACATTCCCTCTTCCATTGTCTGCTGCTTGCCATGAAGCCCCAGAAATAGTAACACCGCGACGAATTCGCCATTTACCGATTGTATTGCCTTCAATGCCACCATCAACTTGAGAAGGCAAAATAAGATTATCTGTTGCGCCACTAGCCATACGAATAGCAACAACTAGCGTTTCAGACGAAACATTACCCACGCTTCCTAAAGCCGGCCCCGCTGTATAAATAGGGCCAGCAGGATTGTATCCGCCTTCGCTGATAATACTGCTACAAACTTGCTTTAACGTAGCGGGAGAAGCGATGGAGGAAGAATTGTGAATGCGATAAGACAACGGCAATACGGCCGTTTTCATGTAAACCTTGCTGATATTATTCGCATGGTTGAATTCATGGCAATACTTGATTTCCCCGTCAATAACAAAACCACATCTCACTCTGCCAACGCCAAGCCACTCCATGTCAGCGACAAAAATTTGCGCTTTACTAATGTCTAGCTCTGGAAACCCGTCAATATTCCATTGAGCTTTGTTCACCACCTCCTCCTGAACGCTTCCTGTTGTACTGCTGCGAATAACAAATTGAACATCAGCTCCATCAACGCGAAGCATAATACCATTATTGTTATCAAAATATCCCACTTCCTGAACTAGACCAGCAGTTGGCGCATTGCCAACAAAGCTTTGCATGACCATCAAGCTTTTGCCTGGCTGATACGGAAATCTCTTCTTAGTACGCCGCAATACCGTATCACCAGATGCAGTAGTTGTTTTCAGCTCCAAAGAGCTTTCGTTGACTAAGTAGTTGGTCGAGCCGCTTGCTACTGTTGTTTCATTCCATAGCTCAGTGCGCTTTGATAAGCACAACATGCTATCAAAAAGAGTGAACGGCTCGCTAAATCTTTGACGCCCGAAGGCGTCTATGCTTCCGCTGTCGGGACCGCTTTGAAGAATTTGTCCGCGATGATCGGCCTCAATGTGAGTTTCAAATTGCTCACCGCCGACTTTAACCTGTCCCATTTTTTAATAATCAACTTTCCTCATTGTAGCCGCAATAAACTTCTCCATATTCTTTTGATAATTCATCCATTGCGTTTACGATCGTCTTAGGAGAAAACCCACACCCAAGAGCAAATTGAAAGAACTGGCGAGTGAGAGCTACGCCATTCACTCCGTTGCATTGGTGGATAATTTCCTGGTAGCTAGCTAGATCTGGGATCACATTGTCATCAGTAAATCGATGAGTGAAGCTATACGAATCGACGAAGGCCATAAAAAAAGAAGGACCAGACCGGAGTCTAGTCCCTCTTCCTGGATCGTCAATCAGCCCTTCCCTTGGCCCCTCAGCTTCTTGCGGCCATGGTTGGGGCGGCTCCGTTTGCCTTGGCCCTGATTAGTGAGCTTTGGAGGAGCCGGCTCGTGCTGCCGACGACTGCCAGAAATGCCGATTTTACTTTTGACTGCCATGGAAAGAATCAGGTGGCGATAAGACCAGTGGAGCGAATTCGCGCCAGCAGGGTTTCAAGCTTAGCTTCTAATTCCACGCAATACTCAAGCAATTCTGTCACTGTAGGTGTGGCAGCATTGGCAATGGTCACTGAACCATCAGCAGTAGGAAGAGTTCCACTTGTTGCAGTTACAGTAAGATCACCAACGGCCGTACCCTGAACAACTGGGGTGGCGTTATAGAAGCCAATCTTTTGATTGGTAGCCGTACCAATCTTTGTACCAGTCGTAGTGCCAACAACAATGTTGGCAGCGTCGTCCATTGTGTGAGTGGCACTGGTAATAGTGCCGCATTCAAAAGCACCATCGGTCAGGTTCAGTGGCGTGTTACCAGCGCCAGTCGCAATAAACCCAAGCGCCTGTAATGCATCAAGTAGGTCAGTGGTAATCGTCTGCTGGACTACAGGAGTGGCATTAAAAAAGCCAAGCTTTTGGCTTGTGGCAGTGCCAATCTTCGTGCCAGTTGTAGTGCCAACAGCAATATTGGCAGCTTCCGCCATCGTTCCGCCCGCTTGGGAAAGATGGTTGAGGTTGGTGGCGCTTAATGTGCCAAGAGTTACCCAGTTATTATTGGCTGCATTCCTAATCTTTAGCAGATCGTTCGCGCTGTCCGCCCAAAGCATGAATGCAACAGTCGTACTAGGCGCCGTTGCGCCGCTTTGCAGACTGGCAAGAGCTAAAAGCTGATTATTTAAATCAGCCCTAAAACTCGCACCACTCTGATTCTCAATGTTTAAATCAGCTTGTGACATTAGACGATCTCAGTTCCGTACCCTGTCGCTTGATAGTTGAAAGTTCTTGAGACAGGGCTATTACTGCTATTATACCATGTTACAGTCATGCCAGTCCTTGTAAGACTGGTCACTTGGTAGTAATCACCGCTCTGTGCATTATTCCCAGAAATAACAATGGAGGGAATTGTATAGAAAGCATCTTGGAACAGGACTGCTCCATTCCCATTGACAGTCTTCGTTTCAGTGCGTTCTGGTAATTGAATGCTTGCCCCAAGCTGCTTGACAAGTACGCTTTCAGCAGATGAAGTCGTGCTAGCAATCAGCCTGAATTCAAGGAAGCGAGCATTAATGGAAGAATTAATAAAATTAGTCCATTCTGTAAACACAATTCCATCGGAACTTATCCTCATTTGAACACTTGCATCGCCAAGTTCGGAAATAACACCATCAAAATCAGTCCAAGTGTCAATCAAGTCGCTTCTTACGTCAATGTCCGAGATCAGTAAATACCCCTGAACCTCTAGCGTCCTGTTTACATATACATTAAAATTACCGCCCAAATCAACGGGAGAACCGCCAAGGTCAAAATAGTATTCTCCGCTATTAGCGCCGCCATAAACTAAATCAACTGACTCAATAGAATCCCATCCTCCACTGGAAGCAACAGTATCAATCTCAGGATAAGTGTCAATGTCTCCCAATTCATCGATATTAGCCTGCCATAAATCAATCAAGCTTGTTAGGCCATCAACAGTGTTAAATGTATCCCAGTCTCCTCCAACGCCAATATCATCAATAAAAACACCTCCCTCTAACAGCAGTCCAGCATCCTCTTCGTCGTAACGCATCCCCGCTTTTGTTCCATTGAAAGGAGGAACAGTTAAATGCTCGTTAAACGTAAAGGCGGTCGAAGTATTGACTGCAGGAGCACTGACATAAATAGTAGTAGTATTTTCACTGAGAGAGCCTGAGGACGACTGAAATCGTAGTAAATAAGTGCCAGTAATCAAAGGCACTTGTGCGCTTGTAGAAGAACCAGATAAGCTGATAATTGTCGTAGCATCCCCCCATGTTGCATTGGAAGCTACTGCTTGATGCTTAATAATTACCGATCCTCCAACAAGAATGTAAGCTCTCGTCGCAGGAGACCAGCTTAGTGTTACCAAAGTTGGACTATTAATTGTTGCTGTTACATTAGATACGTCCTGCATTGGCAGGCTACTTGGATCAATACTAAACTCAAAAGATGATGGAGACGAAGATCGACCAACAGCATTTACCGTCGCAATCTGCAGCTCGTATCCTCCTGTGCGAGCTGAGTTAAACTCTATAACGGGGGCGCTTGTTTCTTCTCCAATCCAAGCTGCTGTGTCGATTGGGCGATAATTTACGACATAATAAGCAGCATCTGGCACTGCAGGCCAGCTAACAAAAACGCGATTAGTAATTGCGCCATTTTCTAATACGGAAATAGCGCTAGTCGTAATAGAAGCAGGAGGGTCTAGCTCTTCTATCTCGATTGGAAGATATGTTTTGCGGATTAAATTAGCACCACGCTCCACATAATCGTATTTTGATGCGTTATAGGAAACGGCATTTACTGTATAAGCACTACGGTCTTCTTCTTTAACCGAAATAACTCTCCAATAGGTAACTCCTTGACTATCATTGCTATAGATAAACGCTCCACCAATTAATGGCGCCGCCGAAAATGGCGTCGTTACAGTGATCTTCCCATTGGAGACAGAAGCGACTGGCCTGCTTTCAGTAGTGCCATCAGCCATTTGCACGAGGATACTAGGTGATCCGGTCAATGGAAGATCGGTAGCCAATGTCTCATCGACCAAAATCGTAGTCGTACTAGATGAAACAATGCGTCCTCCCCTTCTTACGCCAGATCTCAGTTTATCCATGACGCCAATAACGCATCCTGGAGTCAGTAAAGGACCCGCGTCCAATGCCGTTTTAAAAGAAATAACTTCCGTTTCGTATTGCTCTGTGTATAGAATCCATTCGCCAAGCCTTCTTGCTTGACCTTGACTTGTACAAGCAAAGCCTTCCACCTGAACAGTGTTAGCTCCATATTTTGGTATAGCAGCTTGATCTTCTACGGCTTCGTAAACAATATCTTGCTGCTCCATGTCAAACCAGCTAACAATGGCAACAGAATGCCTTGTTTTTAAGCTTGAACCAGAATACTGAAATCCTCCTTCAAGAATGTTGGTGTCATTAAATAAATAACTCGCGTCAGTCGGTCGATCCTGGCTGATCATCAATGCGCCAGCGCTCCAATAGGGCATTGCCCTAAAAACAGAGCACAAGCTATTAATTACTTTATAAGCATCATCTTGATTTCTAATTACAACATTGCAAGAAAAACGAGGCTCTTGTCCTCCCTTGCCATCGGGCACTAGTTCGGAACAGTATTGACTAGCTTGATAAAAAGAAAACCTGTCTAAATACTCTTGAAGAATAAAACTGCCCGCTCCGTATCTGGTATTGGTAAGCATGTCCCAAAGAATCCACGCTGGATCGGTCGTCCATTGTGCATTGGCAAACTCACCATCCCAAAGACCCGAATAAAGTAATCGCCCATTCTCACTGTCTACAGTTGCATTGTTAGGAATGGAAACCTTCAGTCCCCTAATTCGATAAGTACGAGTTGGAATACTAGAAAAATCTCTAGCATTTAAAGACAATGCAATGTAAGCGGTGTTTGGATACCTAAGTTTGCCATAGGTGATTTCCGTGTAACTAGCCCAACCAAAAGCATTTTGAACCTTTGTATTACTTGAGTCTGAAGTAATTCGCTTTACCGCAACTTCAATCGGAAAAGCATAGCCAGCAAGATTAATAGTATGGCTTTTTTGATACAAATCACCAGTTCTCCCTTCTACAGTGACATCTTCCGCTACTACTGGGCTTTGATTAAGGCCGGTAATAATAATTTGATATCTAACTGAAGTAGCAAGAATGTCACCTTTATCGGTAAACCTTTGCAAAGAAGGAAAGTTGATCGTCAATCTAATGGCATCAACATCAGTGTCCGTGATTGTTCTAGTAACTGGGTAAGCTTCGCTAACAACAACATTTACTGCTTGCTCGTTTTCAATATTACTAAATCCAGGAACATACGTTTGATCATTGGTGCCAAAACGTACAGCAGCGTCTGCAATCTTAAAATTAAAATCAGACTGCGAAACTGATTCTGGATTAGCAGTGCTTTTTAATACTTGTGTTTTATCAAAATAAACATCTTTTAACGCCGCTGCATAATAAGCCTGGTCGGTTTTGCTGTATTGCTTAGCAGAAGGAAATCCTTCAATTTCCCCTTCTCCTAAAACATCAATAATAGATGCTCTTGCTTCGGAATTTAAACTATCTGGATCAGTCCTTGGCTTCTTACCGCCCCCTTTTCCCTTACCGCCGCCACCACCGCCGCCTTCTCCACGGATAGCGCCATGAATCAACCCTCCACCTAGTCCAGCATTGTGAACACGAACACCGCCTGCAAAAAACGTATGAAACCCTTTAACCGTTAAATTGTAAACAGGATGGAATCCAATATCCTCCCTCCCTGTAATGGGCCGCAAGTGGTCGTTCTCGTCAACTACACAATCATCATCTCCTAATTCGCCAATGCAAACAAATGCATTGTATTGATTCAACACCCAGTGATTAGGCGTAGCTTCTAAATAAGTACCACCCCAAAGTTTATATTTAAAAACCTGCTCACTTTTGTGATAATGAACAGCAATAACTTCTCCTTCTTTGATTTCACCGTGATCATCAAAACTGTAAACAATATCGCCTGCTTTTAGGGAATCAATTCTAACACTACCCTCTGGAGTGCAAACTAATGTTTCTCCCGTAAAGCAACCACCACCGCCTGCACCATGAATTGAGCCGGCTCCTAAACCGGCATTATGAACACGTATGCCATCCGCAATAAAAGTATGGCATCCTTTTACTGTTAAATTGTAAACAGTGTGAAGGCCGAGATCCTCTTTCCCTACAATGGGCCGCAAATGTTCGCTTTCGTCTACCAGGCAGTCATCGCTGTTCAAGCCCCCAATACAGACAAAAGCATTGTATTGATTCAGTACCCAATGATTAGGAGTGGCATCTAAAAAACTTCCTCCCCAAATTTTATAGCGAAATACCTGTTCGTTTTCATGGCAATGGACGGCAATAATTTCTTTTTCTTTGATCGCGCCGGCATCATCAAAGCTATAGACAATATCTCCAGCCTTTAGCTCGTCAATCCGTCGAGATCCGCCTGGAGTGCTAATCAGGGTCGATCCTGTAAAACAACCGCCGCCACCACCGCCTGCGCCATGAATAGGAAAATGAACGCCCATTTTGTTATTGTGCAAATTTGCTTCGAGAAGTGGTAGCGGCAGTAAACGCGGGTTTTGACTGGGACTTGCCAGTGACTCCCTCTAGAACTTGCGTTCCACCGCTAGACCCGAGAGACCCAACCGTAATGCCAGCACTGATGACAACGCTACCCGTCACAACTTCTCCATAGCATACTGGAACAGGAACTCCTTGACGACTTGTATTAACAAGTCCGCTAAAGTTATAGCTTTCAATCTCTTCTGAATCTTTTCCCATGTCAGCAACTTTTGGCGCTAACAATTCCGAAATACCGCCAAGAAGCAGTGCGGCACCAACAGTAAACAACAAGCCTCCTAAAGTAACTCCAAAAAACAAAGTGACACCAAAAGTGAAAAATGCAGCAACAATTAAAACTGCTCCTACAATAATTCTTCCGACAGCACCAGCCCCTTCAATGACGGGGCAAATTAAAATTTCCTCAATGGAAGAAACTGGTTCTTGAAGATTTTCTAATGCCAAATTATAGGTGTTAACGAATACCTTGTACAACCTTTCCCTCATGTAAGCTTCCAGCCAGGGGAAATTGGCAACAAGAAACCTTACAGCTTCTGCTGCAGACGAAACCTTTGCCTTAAAAACCCTTTGGCCAAGCCTTTTGGCTAGATCACCAAAAACTCTAATCGTTTTCATTTTAAAAAGTGAGTCGCTGCCAGTCGTGGTGTCTTAAAATGCGAGCAGTGCTTTTTTGCAGCATTGGGCCGTAAAAGTCGTGACCACTTAAACGCCCTCTAACATGGTGAAGTAAACGCTGGTCTCCAACATAAACGCCGCAATGATTAATCTTGTTTAATTCTAGGGCCATTAATACAGCATCCCCTCGTTGAATCTCGCTTAATTTCACTTTAAAAAAACCACTTTCTTCCCAGCTTTCGTCAAAATATGGACTAAGCGCAAATTCTTCGTATGTCTGAGGTCTATTCCAGTCTCTAATCTCAATACCGTGATCCTTATACCAGTCTCTCGTCAGCGTCCAACAATCAGTCACAGCCCAAATCCATTCTCTTCCTATTAGCGGAGGATAATATCCTTGGGGTTCGTGTACGGTCCATTTCTTGGTGACTGGATTAATAATGTACCAAGGCAGTCCGCTTTTCTCGCAGCCAATCCTATCTGCTTCGCTTGGTTCTGGAGCCGTAACTGGATGACTATGGAAAATGGCTACTACATCTCCAATAGATTCTGCCTTGGCATAGTCAAGCGGATCTAACGTAAATTGCCCGCAACCAGGGGAAAGGTTTTTGCACGGGAAATAACGCTCCCTCCCTTTAACGATTACTAACAACCCACAAGACTCTCTGGGTAGTTCTTTGTTTGCATGATCTAGCCAACTTACAAGAATGTCTCTGTTCATTAGAACACATATTGACCAACACCAGGATAACCCCCGTAAGGCAGTTCAGCAGTGGCTCCAAAACGAGCTTCGCAGCTAGTAAGCCTTTTGCCACAAACGTCTTCTTCTGATGTCGCTACAGGATTGTCGTTTTCGTCAAAGTAGTCAAGTCCAAGGTAACCGCATTCTTCGCCTTTGTAAGCCCATTGGCAAATATTATTTAAGCATTGTCTACGAGGAAGTCTGACATTAGCTAAATCAAAAGCTGCTACAAGTTCAAACTCTACAAACTCTCTTGTTTCACTTGACTTGCGATCAATGTAATAAATTTCGTCTGGCAATGACGCCTCTGGGTCTGGCGTGCCAAATGGATTAATGTTTCCTTCAAAATTCTCTGCATCCAAAAAACGCGCCAGCGTTCTAATTCGCTTAACTTCTGCTCCTGCTAAGTCGCCAGAAGAACCAATAACAAGTAACTCTAGTAGTAGGGCGGTAATCGTCCCTTCAATATTTGCGATACGAATTTTAGGGCGAGGTAATGATCCTCCTCCATTGACTTCAAACCCTTCCGCCTCAACGGGCCAGGCGTAATAAGTGTCACCTGCCCAGACAAGATGATCGCTTACCGCCTTTGCATTAACACCAGCATGAAAGCGAATAATTTCGCAGGCTCCATGAAGAATATCTGTTGTTTTTACTTCAAATAGCTCAATAATTGCCGATGGATAAAGGGAGGCTAGTTCTTTTCTTACTTCGGGAGTTACCGTCATTCGTAGTCGGTTTACAATACTGTCTTAATGCTACATCCTGATGACCAAATAGGCGGAAGCAAGAATCAATTTCTGTATCCGTCCCAAGTAGCGAGTACCGTGTTTGCGTCATTACTGAATTCATATGTAACAAAAATTTCGTAAACTATCCCTGTAGTTTGTCTTGAACCAAAAAGGTAACCCAATTGAAAAGTTCTTTGATCAAACAAGGCCACGCTTACGTTAGTAGGAGAAGGAAGCTCTCTATTGTATGCAACTTTCCCGAAATCAAGTAAATTAGATCCAGGACCGAAAAATTCAACACTTAAGTATCCTCTCCATTTTGCTTCCGCAGGGCCCACTACGGTAATAATGCTAAATGTGCCTACAGTGCCATCTAAGCCTAGCCAGTATTTAGAGTTAATTCCATCTCCAAGTGCAAACCAAGGACTTGGGCCTGCAGCCATGCTTCCGGTAACAGGAGGACCGGCTGGAACCGCTTCCGTTACATAAAAGCCTGTCCGAATAGCCCTAGCATAAGCAAACAGTTCTGGTATAAAACTTAGAGTAAATACAGACGAGATTCGCCTAATGGCAGGTCCAGAAGTAGGCACAGCAGTCGCAATAACACACGTTCCGCTTCCGCTCGCAAACGTGGCTGCTGTAATGGTGTAAGTTGCATCAATACCTGAAGCGACTGCCGTTCTTTGCGTGCCTGTGGCGCAGTCTGTCAAATACCATGTAATAAATTGAGGACTGGATACTCCTGGTGGCGTATATGTTAATACGGTACCATTTTGCGTAATACTACCATCGCCACCACCGCCGCATGAACCTGGCAGAACATCGATATCGATAGAAGACAGCTCAAACACTTGCCTAAAAGTGGCATCAATGCGAACAAGGCTATCAGCTAGATCCTCAATAGTCCATTCATCGCACCTCCATTTAACAGCAGACGAACTGTCTGGCGGCGTCCAGTAAAACCATTTCCCATCCTCGCTTTGCTGTTTTAAAAATAATTCAATTGTGCTGGCTTCAGCTTTTGATACAAGCCATTGCAGATTCCAATCAGGCTTAATAAAATTAAGCCCAAATCTTATTGATTGTAAATAGCCATCTCCAAATGCGTTTTTCTTAACAAGAGGATTTGTCTCCTCGGCAACGCTATAAACGGGTTCAATAGCAGGGAAAGTATCCATTTATTTATCCGTAGATATCCCAATACGGATCGCCATTTTCTACCGCCTCTTGTAGGCCAATTGCCAAGATGTCAGTTCCAGCTTGCCCATAGTATGGGTGATTTTGAGTTAAGACTATGGATGTTATTACGCTACCGTGATACGACTCATAAGACCTATTGCTAAAAAGAATGCCAAGATTTCCACCCCACAGACTACCGGTACTCTCGCCAGTGAGGCCACAAAAACTCCATGCAATGACTCCATTCCTTCTAATGGGTGGCCGAACGCCCGTGCACTCCCTAGTTTGATACCATACAGGAGGCTTTTTTGTTCCGTCTGAATCACCCGTAAATGTGTATACTTCCTTAATGCCACTATAACTCGGATAGAAGGTATAATTTGGACTATCGGGACTATATGTAACGTCTCCGGTGGGGCAATATGTTACTTTTACCCACCCAAATGTTTCAACTACGAGACTCACATATAGACCAGGGTTGCAGCCTTGCGAGAAATACGGTGTAATACCGCGAACTGTTGTTGAATTGGTTTGTGTGCCATCAGAAACAGCATACACTTTATAGCCAATTAAACTAGCAGGAGGAGTGTAAGTACAGCCTGTCGCGCCACTAATCGCTTCAGTCGTTATACCATCTGGAGCGATGGAATACCATTGGGTGAGATCGTTAGCAGCGCATCCAGTCAAAGTTAAAGGAGATCCGTAGACAGTATCCCCAGGGAGACCAGGCGTTCCAGGGCATAAATACTCCTCGGCTATTAGTTCATTCAATATTAACTCAAATACTTGCCTAAAACTAGCATTAATACGAACAAGACTATCGGCTAGGTGCTCAACAGTCCATTCGTCACATCTCCATTTATCAGCAGATAAACCATCTGGTGGTGTCCAGTAAAACCATTCTCCGTCTTCACTATGCTGCTTCAAAAATAGATCAATTGTACTGGCATCAGAAGCCGAAACGAGCCATTGTATGCTCCATTGAGGCTTAATAGAATTAAGAGTAAATATCGTGCGCTTTAAATAACCATCTCCAAGGCCGGCCTTTTTGCTAAGAGGGTTGGTCTCTTTAGAAATAGCATAGACAGGTTCAATGGAAGGGAAAGTGTCCATTATTTACCATTTCCCTTTCGGGCATTGCGCTCTGCCTAGTCTAACCTTTGCTGGCATGAAACATCCGCATACGCTGCATTGCTGAGTTAATTTCCAAAAATGCTCGCATTCTTTGCAGGTTAATAGCCTTTGCTTTGATTGCTCTCTAACTCGCTCCTTTTCGGTCATGGCCTTGTCTTATCGCGGAACAATTTTAATTTTTCTGCGCCACGAAGGATTAATTAGTGAGGCATTTTTATCTAAGAATGTAACGCCGCTATTGTAAAAATCTGTAACAGTTGCCGATGCGTAAAAGGGAAAAATAGTGGCATTTGCCGTATTGCTTCCGCTAGCAAGTGCAGCGTAAGAAATATCTTGAGAAGGAACTCCAGTTGGAACCTGATTGTAATCCGCCATTAGACAACCCTAGCTAAAAGCATAATACGACCAGCGTCTGCAGTGGCATTCGAACTCATGCGTAAAATGTCCCATTCTTCTACGCCAGCGGTAACAATAAACTTGTCTCCAGAAACAGGAAGATTACTTGGATAGTAAGCAACCAAGCCAAAATCATTCGGAAAAGCTTGGTGAACCGCTCCTGCTGTAAATCCTGTGTAAACGGGAGTGTAGTTTGATGCTAAACCAGTGGTGTTTGCCATAGCAACAGGTAGTACCATGCCAAGCTGGCTTCCGTTACCCCAGTTGTTGCCGTTATTATTTACATTTCCAAAAACAGCGTAACAATTTACCGTGAATTCGGCGTTATAGTTTCCAGTGGCTCCCCTAAATCCTGCTGCTCCCATGTAAGTTAGCCGCGTATTGCCAGCGCAATGAACAAAGGAGAGGGCGGCGCTAAGACTCGCCCAGGAAAAGGTGTTGGTTCTTACAATACCATTGAAAGCAAATTGATCCAGATTGGCTCCTGCTGCCGGACCAAACCCTGCAGAAGGTACATGGAAGCTAACGATAGTAGAGGCCCCGTTTCTGAGAACAAACCAACTGCAATCTGAATTGACAGCGCTTGTATAACGAACAACGGAGACATCAGTTGTTGTTACTAATGCAGTCGTAAGAGATGTGTGACTTGTAGTCGCATTAGTAGTTGTGTGAGCATATTGTAGATACAATGTACCACTTGGAGCGTCGCCCGCCGCATTCCAAGATAAAGTAGTATGCAACGCTACCGTAGTAGTCGTAAACATAAACCAATAATAAACCGTTCCATATGTTTTGCTCCCATCGTAAATAACCCTAAGAACACGGTTTTCAACGCTTCCAGAAAGGAATGAATCAAACCAGTCTGTCATGTAGCCAGCATCAATAAATGCTGTCTTAAAAATATCAGCAAGCTGCGAAGCTGTCCAAGTTGCAGTTGCAGTATAAGTTTGCTTGGTGACAGCCATGATCAGGAAATGTCTTCGTAGTTAATTGTAAAATGAATACCAGAAGCAGTCGTTGCTTTTGCGTAAAGACTATCACCCTCTTCCAAGTAAATATACTCGTTCTTATCACTGACCACCAATGCTGAAGCGGGCGGCACATCAGCATTTTCGATTAAGTAGTAATGAGTGGAGTCACGATAAAATGTGACATCCACTTTTACTCCAGTGGTCAAAAGATTGGCGGCGCGAATTGTGTTCACCTTTAACACTTTCCCGCTCGACACGCCATTGGACAAAGCAGACGCCAGCGAAGTGGTTGCTTCGTATGGAGCTGTTTTACCTGTAATGGTTAGCGGCTGTTTTAAATTAGGAGCTGCCATGGAAAATTAATCTCCCCACCAGTCTACTTGGAAATCTCTATCCCAACCATAGACTTGTGCAGACATGCTAGCAAAGTAATCACTAACTCCGCCAAGTCCAATGACATAATTAGAATCTATGCCTTCAATGAGGTATTCAACAGCATTATCTGCGTCGAGATAATAGAGTTCTGGTCCAGCAGGAAGAATATCAATGGAGAAGGATGCTGTTTCTGCTGTTAGGTTACGAGCAAACATCAAATCAGCGGGCTGTCCATTAATTACGTAGGCAGCAGTATTTGCGTCAAGCCCTCTTCCTTTAGAAAGAATACTATCTTGAATGTTAATAGTGTAAGATGCGCCACCTGTTACCGTTAAGCCATAGTTTCTTTGAGCAAAGCTAAATGTTTCAATAAAAGTGGCCCTAATTCTTCCTCTATTATGAGAGGAAAATTCCTTGGTCCAGCTATCGCACCTAACCCGAAGAGGCTCTACGACAATGTTTCCAGCCGTCCAAAAGAAAGTTTTATTGTAAACAGTAACAGTCTGAAGAAACTCGTCTACAGCATTAGCGTCTGCAATGGGAAGAAAATACTCAACAACAAATTCTCTTGCTAATTGATTTTCTCCCCAGCTTCTTACTTGTTCAATCTCATCATTAAACTGCGCCGTACTAAAGACAGGCTTATTGTCTATACGCAATGGAAAAAGAGGCTCATATTGACTCGGGAATTCAAAGTCAACAATTTCATAGCCAGGTACAAAAATCATGCCAGCAGTCCTCCAGGGCGCTTCTGCTTGATAAGTTCAGCTTGAATAGCCGTACTTAATACTTGGCCAAGCTCTTTTGCTTTACCACTGTCTCCTTCTACTTTACTGCCAGAGGCATCAACAGAGACGTTTACATTAAAGTTATCTCCAGCTTCGCCACCAGCTCCTTTCATGATCACTGGGATGGACTTACCATCAGGCAGCGGGACGATAGCCTCGTTGTAGCGCCCTTCGCCTACCAGGCCCATTGTGGGGCCTTTTACAGTGCCGCCTCCAGCAAAGGCTCGGAACTTGATGCCCCCAGGAGCAATGCCGCCATTGGCGAAAGCTTGGAATCCTCCTTCTGCTACGCCACCATTGGCAAAGCCAAAGAGGCCTCCCAAATTAACACCAGTTAAAGCCCCAAGTCCACCGATAATCTGCTTGAAGACCATCATGGTAGCAGCTTGTGCCATCATCTTGGCCAAGCCTGATACCACTTCATAGGCAAAAGAGCGGAAAGCTTCACCGGCTGATTTGGCTCCCGTGACAAAATCAGTAAAAGCATTGACGGCTGGCTGGAAAGCAGTTTGAAGAAGTTCACCGTAAGTGATAACACCAGGAATTAAGTCGGTGTAAGCCAGGCGCTGCGCCTTGAGGTTATTAACAACTTCCTGAGAACTTTTAATTGCATCTTGATCAGTTCCTTTTTCAGCTTCGTTTAGCGCTGCTTTTGCGCGAGCGATGTCTTCATCAAGACGAAGACGTTCTTGTGCATTAGCAGTAGCAGGATCTTGTAGTCCCCAGGCAGATTCAATGCTTGCACGCGTTGCCAGGGCCGCCTTTTTAGGTTCAAATTCAACTGCAATCTTGAGGCTAAGTTTCAGCCTGTCAAGCTCGGCTTGAGCAAGCGCAGGTATTGCTGTTTTTAGATTTTCAAGGGCTGTTTCTAATGTACCACCAGATTTAGCAGCATCGGTAAAAGCTTTGTCAATGGTTTCAGTGCTAATCCCAAGCCCAGCCAGCTCAGTTTTTAAGTTCTTAACTGCTGTGCTATCAAGGAATTTCTTGTCGCCAAAGACTTTGGCAAGTTCCCTGCCTCTAAATGACTGCTCGATTTTAATCGAAATGTCTCGATACTTATTTGGAATATCTTCAATTTGACGATTAAGCGCCTTGATCCTTTTGCGACCTTCAGTTATAGCATTTTCCGGCACAAAGTCATCCCACGCATCTTCCGATTCACGCCTTAAATCTTTGAGCGTTTGAGTGAGGTCAAAGATGTCTTGGTTAACCTTGGAAGTGATGTCCACTTCGTTAAGGTTCATCAAAGCATTAAAGACTGCTGCTGCTTCTTTACTAAGAGAAGCAGCAATGACTTTCTGCTTTGCCATCATCTCTTGAGCATTGGTAGCTGCCACTTCGGCCGGAGAAGGAAGAACGCCTGCTGCGCCAGTAGCAGATCGACCATTGAGCTGAAGATATGACAACGAAGCTCCAGCTTGCCCTTGCTTGTAGGCACGAGCGGCGCTCTCCTGATGGAGGTGAGCAGGGCCTGCGCCTGTATCACCAGTTAATGCAAGTACTTGACCTGCTTGGAACTTTTGTCCAGCTTCGACAAGCACGTCACTAAGGTGCATGGACAGCCCAACAATGCCATTCTCAAGTTGCACCTCAAGTAATTTGCCTGCATTGCCTCTCCCAACTTTGTCGATGCTCTTTACAATTCCGCCAACGGCGTAGGAGATTTTGGTTCCGATGGGAGTGCCAATATCAAATCCTTCATGTGTGCCGTTTCTATAAGTACGCGGACTTCCTGGCACATCCGTTACAGGGAATCCAGCGAAACTAGAACCAACCCTGGGATTCAATGCTTTGCCGTATTTAACAGCAGCTTGTCCTGCTTTGATTTCTTGCGGGATATTTTCGGCCTGAAGCTTTAATTGTTCTAAAGCTCCTTTTCCTACTTTGTCATTAAATTGAATGATCTTTTCATAGGCATCAAGGAAAGGCTCAAAAACGCCAACTCCTCTGCCAAACTTGAGCTCAATCGTAGCAAGAGCGCTTTGCGTTTCGGCTTCAAGTAAGTCCGATAATGCTTGTACGTTGTCTTTGAGTTGAGCGGCAAGAATGCCGGTGGGGGGGATTTTTTCTGCACCTGCCTTGCCCGATGTGCCGCCGCCTGCTGCTCCTGCCGATGGAACAGAGAATGTCGGGGGCGGTTGATTCGCTTCGGCTTTGATTTGCTCCTGCCTAAATTCGGCTTCAGCGAGAAATCCCTCTTGCTGCTGCAAGAAGGAGGGGATCATTGTTCTTTCTACGAATTTGCGTTGTAGCAAATCGGTTTTTACAGTTACGCCAGCAGCCTCTAGTTGCTTGGCAACTGAATCAGAGACCTGAACGACGGATTCTCCCCATAATTTGAGGTCGGTTTTTGTGCTTTGTAATCGCTTTAGCTGTCTAATCGTCGATTCTGTTGAGCGCTGAGAAGCAAGTGCTTCTGTTTGGGACATAGAGCGAATTGATTGCGCTGCATTTAAAGCCCTCTCCCTGGTGCGCTCTAGTTCCATGTTCATCGAGAAAAGCTTCTCAATGATCATGGAAAGTCCAACAATGATCAATCCGATTCCCGTGCTAGCAAAAGCGGCCCTAATAGAGATTCCGGCAGACTTTGCGGCTAATGAAGTAGCGTTTAATGCAGTTTGGCCAGCGGCTAATTGAACGATGAATTGGACAAGAAAAGTTCTGGCCATCGTCAGAGCCGGAACAAGCGCCAGTATGGCGGCCCTGATTCCTGCGTAGGCGGCTATCAGAGGCAAACTTGCCGCTAATAACCTCGCTAAATATCCGACAATTGGATTACTTGCAATAATAATCAGGGCCTTGCCAAGCTCTAAAGCTATCTTCGCAAGACCAGCAAATACATCAATCAGTCCTTTTGCATTGGTCTTAATCCCTTCAAACACTGGACGAAGAGCCTCCAGTTCTTTTGCAATAGCGAATCCGCCAGCAGTTTTTGTTGCTGCTCCGGTAAAGAATGCATTCAGTCCATCAGATAATGCTTCAATGCCCTGGGAAATAGGCTTAACAAATGCGCCAAGGAATGCTCCGGCAACTGGTTCAAAGCTTTCGTACAATTTCTGCAGAGAATTCTGCATCTTGTTCATTGCGCCTTGGAAAGTGTTTGCAGCTCCCGCAGCGCCAGCGGCAAACTTGGTATTCATCAGAACGCTGACATTATTCAGCAGTTCCACCATTGCTTTGCCTTTGTACGAGCCTTTCTCAAGTTCTGCTGAGAAATTCTTAATTGCCTCTGGACCTTTGAAGCCCGCTGCCTGTGCAAAAATGGCAACAGCGCCAGGTAATACATCGCCCAGTTGCCCTTTAAGCTCCTCAGACATTACCTGTCCTTTGGATGCCATTTGGGCAAAAGCATAGTTAACTCTATTGACCTGATCGGCACTCATGCCAAATGTGGCGGCAGCCTTGCTTACACCCTCAAACAAGCCACGGATTTGGTCGCCTTGAAAACCCGCCGGCTGCATCGAGGCGTACAGTTTCACAAAACTATCTCGCGCCGTTTTCAGAGGTACGTTGTAACGGTTGACGACATCCAGAATAAAGGCGGTCGAATTAGCAGCTTCTTGTGCAGAAGGAGAAACTGCGCTCAAGGCATTCCTGAAACTTTGCAGTTGAGCAACTGCTTCCCCGACTTGACGCGGAAAGTTTTGCAAGAAAGCAAGAGCTTTGTATGCAGTGCCAAACAGGATTAGCTGTTTAGTCGCAAAGATTGCCTCTGAGCCAAGTTCCTTGAATACACCAGTAAATGGATTTTTTTGATTAGACAGAGATTGAACGGCCTTTTCAATTTCATTAAAAGTCTTTGTAATGCCGTAATATCCTTTACCTAGCTCTGTCGCTGGTCCATCTGCGCCTTTCCAAATAGGCCTAGAGGGCCACTGGGGTTGATCTACAGGAAAGCCGCCAGGAGGAACATAGCCGCCTCCAGGGCGAGAACGATAACTACTCCCACCAGCGGGAGGCAGCATTAAAGGAGGCTTTTCGTTAGTAGCGCCAGGCGGCAAAGCCCTCTGCATAACTGTGCCAAGATCCCTAATAGAAACCTGCCTTCTCGCTTCCTGCAGAAGTTTGCTTTGAACCCTTGTGATGTATTCATCAACTGCACTGTTTACTGCTTGCTGCGTTGAGTCAAATAAATCAACTACTTGAGTTTCAATTCCAAACAGGAAGTTGCGAGCAGCACGCGCATATCGACTCCGCATCTGAGAAATAAACCCAGATTCCATGGAGACTAATGCACCTGCCGCATCTCCTTCTTGCTTTGGAGGCATGGCTCCAAAATCAAAGCCAAAGGGAAGGCCTCTATAAGCCGGAGGAAGGAATCCCCCCATGCTTGAGGCTCCAATGCCTCGATAAGCAGGAGGCAGAAGTCCTCTTGGGCCTTCTCCTTGACCAAGTAAGCCTGCTGGATCGCGAGCAGGTCCAATGCCTCTATAGGCCGGAGGTAGCAATCCGAATGGCCCTCTTCCTCCAATGTTTCTGCCCGAGGTGCCTCTCAGAAGTTGAGTGGCCGCTTTTACGACGGCATCTTCCAGTTTGTCTCCAAGCTTATCCAGCAGCTTAGAGAATGCTCCAGCACTATCTGTTAATTTGACAATATTCTTGGCTAATGGCACTCCAGCAAATGCTGCAATGCCAATAATCAAACTAAAACCAGAAAGTTTTGAAGCGTTTCTGTCTACTTGCGTCCGTAACGCCGATAAAGAAGCAATGGAACGGCGAACTTCGGGATAGAGAGCTCTTAAATCGTCAAGGTTTCCTGCTCCTCCAATTGTGCCAGCAATCTTTTCTCCCTTTGCTTCTAAAGAGCGTGTCATTAAGGGAAGATTGGACAGGCCCAGTCTCTTGCCTTGGATATTTGCGACTGTCTTGCCAGTCGTAGCAATTTCCTTTGCTACACCATCGAGAATAGCCTTAACCCTTCTCGCGTATTTTTCTATATCATCAAGTCCTTCGTTGAGGCCCAGGACAAAACCTTCTGAGGCATTTCTGCCAAGCTCCTTCATCTTTTTCGATGGAGAAGCAATTTCCATCGATGTTTTGATGCCTTTAAGAACGCTTTCGCCTAAAGCAATGCCGGACTGCTTTCCTTTGCTTTTTCCTTTTTGGAATTCGTCTAAAAAGCTACTAACAGCATTAACCGACATGGCGGCAAATGCTTTCCCAAGCTCCTGAGATCTTGCGGCTTTGGTGCCAGCATTTCCAGTGATGCCGCTAAGTTTTGCTTCGTAAGCCTTGCGATACAAAGCTTCGACTTGCGCTGCAGAAGCGCCTCCCTTTGCTTCGGTTTTTGCTAATGCTTTTGAAATAGACTGGGCAATTCTTTCTTGCTTACTAAGTACAGAAGCTACATCTTTGTTCCCTTTGCCAATCACCTTAAAGGCCGCCGCTGCCCTTTCCAGTGCTGGAGCTGCTGCCGCAATGCGCTCCGCGTATTCAGCCTCAGACTTAAGATTAGTTTTTAGCTCAATCCTGTAAGACTTTTGCTTTAAACTGCGCTGTAAATTATCAAGCTCTCTTGTTATAGATTGACGATTAAAGCGAATATTAAGACTGGGATTAAATTCAGACGCGGCAATAGCTTGCGCCTTTTGAAGCTGCTGGCGGAAGAACTGAAGATCAAGAGCAAGATTAAGGCGAAGTTCTGCCGCTTGAACAGCCATTGTATTTAGAATATCTCGTTATCTTTATGTTACTGCCTTATCCTTCGTTGCGTAGTGACGCATTCTTCAAATCCTCTGCCATCACTGCAATTAATCTTCCATCGAGCCTCTTTGTCTTCATTAAACGCCTAAACACGTCTAAACTTTCGTTGCTAATACCATTATCCTTCTTAATCTTTCTGGTATCAAATGGCAGGAAATCATCAACAGAGGCCTTTGCTTTCTTGCCTCCTAACGCGCCAACAACAACAGTGCCTAGCTTCGCAATAGCAACACTCTTGACGTTGTAGTCATTGATGTCTCTCTTTTCTAAAAATGTAAAAGCTTTCTTTACATCATCTAGTTTTTGCATAGCAAAATTCTCGGCATGCCAGCGAGGATCGCTGTATGCCGAGGAGCTAAGCCTTAAATAGAGGTCATTCCATGGAGTCGGATTGGCCAGGGTTTGCCTGGCCTCCTTTTCTAGTCGTTCAGCTCTGGACCCGCTTTGGACTTCGCTTTTTTTGCTTTAGCCTCCACCTCCGCCATTTGCTCAGCAGTGATAAATTCAATGGCATCAGCAAGTTCATCTTGCGTCATGCTATGAGTGTCCTCTGAAGTCCAGTCAGAAAGCTTCACCCACTCGTTATCAATAAAGCCTTCGCCGCGACAACGCATGAAAGAAGTGACCAGGCGAGCATTGATTCCTTGCACGGAAGAACCAGAAGCAATCATCTCCATTGTTTCTTCAGTGAAGTCAGTCAAAAGCTCCATCTCACTAAGATTGCCGCCACTCTGCAAAAGATCAAATGCTTCGTCTAACTTGATCTTCTTGGCTTCAGCAATCTTCTTGGCAAGCTGAACAGCCTTGATTGTCGCCTGGCTTTGAAGCTTGGAGATTTCTTCTTGTTCGATAGCTTCCGCAACAAGCCAGCCGCCAATCTTCTTCAAACGCAAGCGTTCATTCAGTTGATGATATTCGGGCTCCTTGGAAGTGAGAAGAAAACTATACTTGCTCATGACTCAAAACATTCAATGTGACGTTAAAAGCCTTTACCCTCTCGCTACCAGAACGAAAACTATCTGGTATTTCGACGACAAAGGAATGATGTTCGTCTGTAATTCTAGTAGTCGTTTCTTGACAGGCAAACAAGCATAGCACCCCTATCTCTAATCCATCTTCACCATAGAAACAATTAACCGCATGGACAGAGGATGCTTCATTCCGAAGGTAGTCAATTTGCATCAACGCTTCTCAAATTCTTTCTTGATCCTATCTCGTAGTTTCTGTTTCTCTATGCTGTCGTCAAAATTAATAGTAATATCATCAGTCCAGCGTCGTTCAGTCATGTTAGTGCCAATGCCTTCATGAACGTACCAAGCATAGGGAATGCCTTTCCCGTTTGTTGCATCCCACAGCCAAGAAGCTTCCGCTCCTTCTAATTTAAAGTTTTCCCTTCCGCTTCTGTATAAAGTGCCGAGGTCATAAATGTTACGAGGAGAACGCACAATTTCTCCACTCTTCCTTTCCGTGTAGCCAGGCGGAATTGGATATTCGTAATTCCACTCTCCTGGATCTAGAAATTTTTGCGACATATAGGCATCATCAACGTCCTCTTCTGCCCATTGCTGAAAAGCTTTTAGTATCTTTTCTTCTAACAACTTAATGCCTACAATCTTTGCAGAAACGGCCATCACTGATACCTTGGATAAAGAGTTCGCACTTCAGTATCTTTGATCATAATTCGACACCGCTCATACACAATATCGCCACCAGGCATATACCGAATTGCCGCATCGGGAAACCGTGAAATTAAACGGTCAATAGCAACGGAAAGATTACCCTCTGAAGTCGTATATTGCGCTAATTGCACTTCCCACATCTTCACTACCTTCACCATTCCAACCATGGCAGAAGGTGATCTTTCTGGAAACTCTCTAATAATTACTTCCAGTCCAGTTGCCTTCCATTCTTGAGGAACATTTTGCCTTCCTACCACGTAAATAGCAGGAATTCTTGTTCCATCAGGAAGAGTGTATTCGCCCACAAGATTGGGAGACGCCGACAAAACTTCGGTTACATGTTCGCGTAATTGAGTGATGTTCATAGAAATAAAAAGCCTCCCATAGGGAGGCTAGCGCAATCTCTGTGTAATCGAGATCAGTTAGGAGCGTTGAGAACCAGCGAACCAGTGTTAGTGGCGTTCTGGTGAATGCCGATGCGACCACGGCTCATCAGATCGAAGGTGCATTCGATCAGGTTATCAGCCGGATAGCTCTCGTTGTAGTTCATCACGCAAGCAGCGAAAGCAACACGATCATAGTAGAAAGTGGTGCCGCTGGAACCCAGTTGCTTGTTGATTTCCACGTACACTTCATAGTACTTGTCGTAACGAGAAGTGGTAATCACCTGGAAAGCTTCGTCGAAGCTATCAGGCAGGAAGGTGGTGCCATCCACGTCCTTCTGGAAGTAGGTGGTAACCGAAGCCTGGCAGCCAGCGGTCGTGATCACGCTATCCGAGAAGCCACCGCCGCCAAGCAGGTAGAATTCGGTGTTGTTATCGTTGAAGGCCAGAGAAGCGGTCGTCACGCCCTGCATGGTGTACAGAGTGGGAGCGCCGCTCACAGTGAAGGTGGCGCCACTCTGGGTGATAGTCGGGCGAACACCATTGGAAGGGATAGAGCCGACGCGAATAATAACGTCTTGGCTCTTAACCAATTCTTGGGGAGAGAAAATTGCCATGAGAGGTTCTCAGTGGATAGAAGAGAGAAACGGTCAAGCGTTCAAGACGCTTCCTTTACCAACCAGTCTAAAAATTCCTCTGATTGGTGCGCCGAGAAATTGCCAATAATGTTCAGCAATTTGTTCATTCGGCAAAAGCTCAAAACGCCCCTCTCTTCCATTGATTACCGCAGTAGCTGTACTGCCAGGAGTGACGCCGGATAAGGCTAATGGGCCAGTCAGGCGCCCCTCCATGTAGACAGCAGTGTTATCGGCTCCCAGTAGATGGTCGTACCTCGGATTGTTTTTTTGCTTTAACGTCGCGTAATACGTGACGCCGCTGGACAAGGCAACGTAGTTACCAGTCTCGCTATCAAGGACATAGCCAGAGGCAGTCGCCCACACAAGTGTGGCGTTAGACAATGGCACTAGTCCGTTGATCATACGACAAACCCAATCGTGGAGGAAGAAAGGGAGTTGAGCATCCTTTTAAACTCTTGGCCATATTGAGTGGCGTCGAGTCCATTGCCATAAACCTTGCCGTCTGTTGCTCCAATTTGGATGCCCATTTGTGCAAGCTGAATGGCGATGATATGAGCTGCTAAATGCTTAACCGCTCGATCTGTTTGATCTCCAAACACATCAACTGAAGCATCAGCAGTAGCCTCTGTAATTGCTCCATTCACAATCCCCGATGGATGGGGAGTGAATTCAGGAAAGCGCTCTAGAAAACTCGCATAGGTGACAGCCATAATCAGGCCCTTCCAATTTTGAGTGCTTCTAAACGCTTGGCAATGGAATTACGAATCCTCACGCGCCCTTCGATCTTTTTCCATGCAATTAACTGATCAGCATCATGCATGATTTCAATAATCCGAAAGGCTTCAATAAGCGGAAGAGACGTAAGAGTTTGAGCATCATGCGGAATATTTTCCACGGTGATTTGCTCCTTAAGCTCTTCAATGGCCCCAATAGCCATCATGCGCTTGACAACAGCATTTTTACGTGCTTGCTGCCATTGAGATTCGGGAATTTCCTGATTAAGACCAGGAGTGAGCTGGATAATGCCAGCTTCCGTAATAATCCCAAAGCCACCCTCGCGAGGCGGATTTTCGAGCTCGGGGCGATAAGCAATTAACATTTTTGTTCAATAGAACCAGAAAATAGCTTAACGCCCGTTGCTTAAATAGCTCAAGACGAAGCCTGAACGTAGATAACGCTCTTGGGATAGTACAGAGCCACGCCGCCCACACGAGCATGAGCAGGAACAATGAACTCAAGGCCACGCTGTTGAGGCGGGAAGAGTTCGAGCGGTTGAGGAATGTGCAGTTGCACTTTCTCAGGATCACGCTTGTACACAATCATGCGATTGGTGTTGAGCGGACCATTGGCAGCGTCGAGCTGGTTAATCGGCTCAACGTTGCGGATGTAGGGATTGGTGCGGAGGAAATACTCCAGAACCGTCACGTCCGAAGAATCGGAGTTACGAGTGGTGGACACCTTGTTGTAGTCCGTGTAGGACATCAGAATGGTGTCGGGCTGCTCCTTCATCTTGGAGGCGTTGATGATTGCAGTCACGCCATAGTTCAGGAGTTCAAGCATTTCCTGGGCAGTGGTGCCACTACCAGTGAACCACTTGTCGGCAGCAACAACGTCCACAGTGGCGTTATTGAAGAAACCGGTCAGGCTAGCTGCGCTCTCACCGAAGAAAGCAACGCTCTCCACTTTCTCCTCATAGGCACGACGCACGGCAGAGGCACGACGTTGCTCAAGAGCAATGTTGGCCATTTGAGCGGCGCGGAGTTCCTGGACGGTATAACCGAAGGAACCACCGAAGGAGCGGATGTTGATGCTCTTCTCGATTTGGCTGATGTCAGCACGGGGCAGATCATCGGCCGCATCAGCGATGAGGCGGAACTCACCAGTCGAATCCATGATCCGATAGGTGAAGGTTTGAGCGCCAGGGCCAGCTTCGCTGGTCACAGGCAGCACGGTTGCGTATTTGATGTCAGCATAAGTGACTTCAAACACTTGGGGGCGGATGTACTCAAGCTGACGCTCAAGAAACAGACCCGCGTCATCCATACGGAATTCAGACATTAGTAGGGCCTCCTATCAGTCGCCAGTGAGGGTAAAGGAAGGACCGTTCAGCTCAAGAATCGCAATACCGTCACCGGTAGTGGTAGTGAGATAACGGGCATTAGACAGGACAGCAGTCTTGCCAGCAATGGAAGCGTTATTGAAGCGACCGGCATACTTGGTGCCAGTAGCAGTGTGGATAACGCGGACTGCAGTCGAGGGGTTGACGGCACCATGCACATACACGGCAACAGCGCCTTCAGAGGCAACATTGCAGAGTTGAGTGGCTTTAGCGCCAGGGCGGCTATTGGCATCCAGAGCGGTTTCGTCCACATAGGTGAGGACGTTCACGCCAAGGAAGGTGCCACCAGAACCGGCAATGGTCTTAGCGCCGAGGCCGCCAGTACCGTTGCTGTCGTAAACCACGCCATTACCAAAAGGCAGAACGGCGCCGGTCTCGTTAGTACGAGAAATGATCGTGTTGTCGCGAATGTCGGACAGTTGGCCTTCCAGCAGGGCGGCATGAGCCAGCGAGTAGCTCTGCTGCACACCACCGGCCGAGGCAGTGCCCGAAGCAGTGAAAGTTACAGCCATGGATCAGCGAGCCTCCTTAGTGACGGAGAGAGGGGTCTTCCAAGCGTTCTGCAGGCGATCCATGTAGGAGGAAGGAGCAGAGGTGGAAGAAGCGATGGAAGCGACAGTTTTCCGCAGCTCATCAGTTTTCACCGAATCGTTACGAGCAGCCACTTCAACCAGGGTGTCAAACATGGCACCCACATAATCGTCAGAACGCTCAGAGAGTTCGACGGAATCGCCACGGACTGCAACAATGGCAGCCTCCATGATTTCACGGGCAGATTTGCCAGAGAAATCAAAGGCGGAATCAACACAAGGACGAGCTTTGTCAATCAGAGCAATACGCTCTTCAACGAGGCTGTCAACATTGATTTCTTGGGCAGCGGCAAGTTCTTTCTTCAGAACTTCCACTTCTTCAGCGAGGGCATCAGCACGACCTTCTGCAGAATCCTTCGTCAGCTCCATGTCCTTCTTCTGAAGTTCCATGTCTTTTTTGAGCTGCATCATTTGATCATTCAGAGCGTCATACTCGTCCTTCATTTGCTGATAGGACTTTTTGGCGTCGGCGCGTTCTTTGTTGATTGCAAGGGCAACTCCCTCGCTCACTTCCATTTCCGCGCCATCAAACGCCACCTTAGCGGTAGTCATTTGACTATTTTCTCCTTGAGTAATTAGAGATGGATCAGCGGCATCTTGACGGTCAAGATGAAGCTTCACTTGCGGGCCGGCACGCCCACGACGAACAACTGCAATATGGTTGCCCATAATTCCAGTTTGAATGCCATCATAGTTCTCACCTTTATCGGTGACACCAGGCGTAGGGTCAAAAGACACCTTATAGCCAGCACTCACTTCTCTTGCATCACCCCGCATGATACTTTCAATAGCATCTTTATCTGTAACTGTCATGACAGCACGGACGAATCCATCGTCATAAACAATTTCAGTACCACTAAAGCCAATTTGATAGTCTTTAGTGTTTTCGCTATCGAGGAGAACAGGAGGATGTTCAAGAGTGATTGCCTTGCCCGCGAATGAGGCTAGGCTTTCGGGAGCTGCCACTTCTGTTTCGGGACGGTATTCGCGGCGAATGGAGCCGTCAGCGTTGGAATAATGCTGAACGCCTGTACGCGCAATCGTTGCCCAAGCACGAAGATAACCCTCAGGGGTCATTTCATACTTATCAATAGGGGCAACGTCGTAACGAAAAGATTGGTTGCTCATATTTATACATTAACGATTAAAATCATCTATGATCTATGAAATTATGCTAAATAGAATGAAAAAACACATGCTATCTAGTAACGTCGATGCAATGCACCTCTCTTACGTGGAAGCCAAAGTGCTCATTGCTGAACGCATAAAAAATGCCCGCTTGAATTGCGGGCTTTCACAATTTGACGTTGCTCAGTCCTTGCATTGCAGTCAGAGCACAGTCTCTCGTTTTGAATCAGGCGACATCTCCCCAGACTTTCTGCAAGTCCGTGTGATGAGCGGCTTATTTGGCGTCAGCATTCTATGGCTAGGAGGCTATCCCTCGTTCATCGCCAACGCCGCTCAATCCTCCTCTTCTTCCTCCTCATCCTCCTGAATACCCCTGATCTGCTCCTCGATGTTGTCCATGATGTAAGCCTTTGCCATTGCCTCAATTTCAAAAACAAGGAACTTAGTTGGCTCAAAATGAGGATCAGGCTTTTCATAGTAGCTTTCTACATAGATGTGAGTTTCATCCAGTCGCCCATTTTTAAAACATTGCTTTTCAATTAATCGCCACTCGGAAGTGTTGCGATGCTCGTTAGCAGAGAGGATGGCAATGGACTTCATTATGCCAATGCCTTCATCTTCTTCCTCAAGCAAACGATTTAGAGCGTCGCCCATTACTCTTTGTTGCGATTTTCAATCATCCTAATAACGCGATTTGTCCGCGCCTTGCCGGCATTGTTCCTTCTGTCTATTTTTTCGCCTTCTTCCGCAAACTGGCTAAATAGCCCTTGCAACGAGCCTCTGCAGGATTTTCGTCCATCTCACAGTTGGCATCACACTCTTCTTCTTCAGGCTCTTCCTTCTCCACTTGCAGCACATAAGCGTCCCAATAAGCATCGCTCTTGGAGCCGCGAGACATGCCCGCTTCGCTCATGGCAATAGCAATTGCTTGCTGACGATTCTTGACTGGTTCGCCACTGCTGCTCTTCAAGGTGCCGGCCTTGAATTCACGTAAAACACGCGCAATCTTGCGTCGCTTTTCCTTTAAACTCATGATACCATGTTATACTTTTGCTGATTCTAGCAATTTAAAAATGGCAGAGAAAGAAGTTTGGCTTCCCGTTCTTGAAACAGGCGGCCTGTACGAAGTCAGCAGTAAAGGAAGAGTTTGCAAGAAGAAAAAAGACCGAAGAATGCTTCTTAAGATAAATTTTTCTGGTCCCTATGGAAAAGTTGGGTTGTATCCTGCTGGGGTAACTGGATTAACAAGACAAGTCCATCGACTTGTCTGCGAAGCATTTCATGGGAAACCCAAGGACTTCGAGATTGTTAGACACTTGAATGGAAACAGATATGACAACCGTGCCGAAAATTTAGCCTGGGGCACTCCCGAAGAAAATTATCAAGACTCAATTCGCCATGGCATCCATAAAGGAGTCAATAATGGAATGAGCAAATTAACAGAAGATCAAGTTGCTGCAATTAAAAATATTCTTGCTTCCAATCCAAGTCTTTCGCGAAACATGCTAGCAAAGGCCCTTGGTGTAAGTAGAACCGCGATTGGCCACATTGAAAAGGGCCGCCAATGGCTTCATGTTGACGCATGCTAAATTACTTTGCGAACCTTACTTTGGCGCTGCTTAGAAGTCATTGGTTTCCAAATACCTTTTCTAAGGCTAACTCATATGACATTCTATGTGATTCTGGCCACGGCACTGTATATCGATTAGGACCATGATCAGAATAATGATCAACAATGGCAGGGGTTTCAGCGTGAACCATTAACTCAATAATCTTGGCTAGTAAGTCTTTATTTGGCTGCAGATTATGGAACAGCTCGACATATTGCAAAGCTTTACCAATTGCCTCGTATTGCACATCAAGATAGTCTTCTCTAAACTCGCAAGATTCCCGCTCAGGCCATTTCAACAAGGAGCCAATGCGAGAAGAGTTATAGCGCTCAATAATATCATGAGGAGTGCGGATAATGGCATAGCCATGATTGAGCATTCCAGTGACGTAAATCATGGAAGGCATTTCATTGAACACTTCCCGCCAATATCTCACGATGCTGCGACCAGAGCCTTGGAGATCAACAAGTGTCTTCCCATAGGCGCATTCCTTCACGTATTCATCCCAGCCTCGCCCGCGCTTCGCGAGGGCAATGCGCGAGCAATGGAAAGAAGTATTGGTGACGCCATGAATGACCTCGTGAATGCGCTGTAAGTGAACACAGTCACGATGGATGAAGGCCAGGCCAGTACTAGGCAGTTCAAGGGCCGCCAAGACCAATGCAGGGATGTTTAGTTGCGACTGCTCCCACCAAAGACGATGGTAGACCGTGCCTTCTTCATGAGGATTAGCAAGACGCACCATCCTCATTAGTAAGGCAACTTCTCCGCCAAATAGTTCTTCGTGTCTAGTAAAAGCTGTCTTTGTATAGTGCTGCCCTTGAATGCCATGGGAAATCGGGCTTTGAACGTCAGAGTGGTAATTGTCTCCAACATGCAAGTCAATAGGCGGAAGAGTGTTCCAAATCCATCCGCCGCTTTTCCCGCCAGTCGTAACATGAATCGTTACGTCAGCTTTTAGCCCACAGTTCCGTAGAATCTGCATAATAGCCTCAGCCGGCAAGTACATATCGCTGACAATTAAATCGCCATCTTTTACTTTCTGGATGTTTTCTACAACGGGAAAACAATGATTCACTTCTTCGTTGATTTCAATTTGCTTTATCAACTTGCAAGTTTCATCATCCCATCCATAGTCTTTCGCTAATTCTGTGTAAATAGTATCCAGCGTATGAGGCGCTCTTGATTCCGCCATCATGCGACGACGTGTAAAATCAAATAGCCCAGTTTCGCGCTCGATACTATCAAATACCGTGCGCGGAAGATAATGTCGCCGCGCAACTAAAGTATCAAAACAATCCCAGCTAGTAGTCATTTCCAGGTAGGCGTAAAGTCAACGTCAAAGTCATTAATGCGATGGCATGAATAGCCATGTGCAGCCATAAAGAGTTCGATGCAGCGACGAAATTCTTCGCGATGGCCAAACTCAATTGCAATGTATCCAAAGGAAGTGTTTTGCCAATCAATTCCTTTTAATGCTTCCAGTTCAGCACCTTCAATATCAAGACTAAAGTAGTCAAAATAATGCCTCCCTGGTCCAAGCAAGTCTCGCAATGGACGAGCGGTCATTGTCACGTCAATAGTTTGCGTGAAGTCTTGCACGAAATAGTTTTCATTTACAGCAAGCCCACCAATACGAGACAAGAAATCATTCCCAGAATGAGGAAGCTGAAATACAACTTCTTTCTCTTCGCTCCATACAGCAGCATGTATTGTATGAGAGCCTGGACGATTCTCTTTGCATTGTTCAGCCAAGTCTTTGTTGGCCTCAATGCAAACGCCGGTCCATCCCAGATAATGCTCTAGGGCATAAGTATTGGAAGTGCGAATGCCGTCATGAGCCCCAACGTCAAGAAAGCGGCCACCCTTGCGACGTTGGATGATTTTTTCGATGTAGTACTCATCTTGGCCGATCTGGCTAAAGAATTTCATTCATCAGTCTCCGTATGCGCGGCGAGAATGCCACAGCTCGTTGTAATTATTCACGCCTTTGGCGCCAAGCCCAGTCAAGTCGCCGCCATCAGAAGGCTTGCTCCAGGCGAGAATTGTGCCATCAGGAAGAATAAACGCCCTATTTTTCTGTTGATGAGTGGGCGTCAATTCAAGATAATCGCCATAAACGAAGTTGGCATTGCCGCCATTTGCTGCTAGTGCTGCTCCAAGTAAAGTTGGGCCAGTGGGACACAATGGAGTGATGCCATAATATTTCTCATGGCAATTATTAACAATCATTTCAATTGCAGTAATAAAAGCATGATTGTTAGGTTTTGAATACAAAACAGTAGTTGCACAGGCCCAAGTCGTGTAACTAAAGCGTTGAATGTCACGAAATGCTAACAATTCAATGCGCTCGCCCACTTCAATGGGATTCTGCATCCTCACTCCAATATCTAAATACCATCCGCCTAATACAGTCAGCAGACAAAACCTTCCAAGGTCAGCTTTGTATGAATACGGACGAAGTGTGTCGTAAGCCCAAAGAACATCACTGTCGAAATGATCAGCAATGAATTGACGAAGCGTTTCTTTGTTGTAAAGAACATAATCGCTATTCGCGAATGACGATTGAACAGTTTCCGTAGCGTGCTGAAGAAACGGAGACAATGATTGATCTTCATTGTCTGAAAGAAAGATTTGAGAAACTTGCATGATCAATCAATGCGAACGGGAGAACCAAATCCTTTAAAGGACGAGTCCTTGGTGTCGTTGAGAACACGATCAATAATCCGCAGCATCTGCTTTTGGATTACTGGCCACTGGAACTGCTTTTCCAGCACCCTATCAAAGCACCATTTCCCGTCCCGCTCGCACAAGTCTGGCTTTTGGTAATAAGGCTCAAGCAAGTCGGCCATGTGAGAAGCAGAGGGGATGCCACGGTCGAGGCCATAGTTGCGATCCACTTCCCAGCTCTCGATCTCGATGCGCTCCACTCCGTTAAAGATTTCCTTAAGACTGGTATGGTCTGGGACAATCTGAGGAGTGCAGGTGGCGGCGTGTTCAAAGTTGACAAGACCCCAACCCTCACCAATACAAGTGTTCACGCCAACATTAACGGCGTTGTAAACCATGTTCAACTGCTCAACGGGTAAGCAATTGTCAGTGGAGAAGTTGGGACTAGTAATAATCAGCTTCTCCTTAGAGTTATAACCGTAATCAGATGCAATGCGCTTAAACAGCGGCACAATATCCCAGCCAAGATCCTTTGTGCCCATGTTCAGCCAAAGGCGAGCATCAGGCTTGTCTTTAGCGAAATCAATGAAGCCACGAATGGTAATATCAATCCGCTTGCGAGGCTGATTGCGATTGCCGTTAAAGACAATAAAAGCGTCATCATCTGGCAGCCCAAGTTCCTTGCGGCATTCTTTCATGCTCATGGGGAAGAATGTATTGGGATCGATGCCGTGTGGAATAATATCAATCTTCTTGCTGTAACCAGCTTTCTTCATTTCTTCTGCGCCAAATTCGGTGTAAGTGGCAAATCCATCCCACTCCTCCACGCTTGGCATCAGCTCTGGGAATATACCATAGCTGTCAATAGGCGAATAACAAAAGAATTTGAAGCCAATCTTTTCTTGTACTTCCTTTAAACGACGCCAGTATTCCAGGGCAATCCAGAAATCATTCGTTACCCACACCAGATCCGGCTTGATCCGTGTTACAAGGTCAACCACTCGATGGCTACCAAACGGATCACTGCCGTAAACGCCTGCTGGGTACACGCGATAGCCTTCGGCTTTTTCGTCATAATCGCCCCAATAATTACAGCCCATGATATGGAGCTCATGGGCTTCATTCAGCGCTGGCAGGATGTTTTGAGCCACCCTGCCAAACCCTGTCTCAACAAATGCGTCACCGCAATAAAGGATTTTGGCCACAAATGGAAGAATATCTCTCCCAGATGATAAAGGCCAAATTCACACGGGAATAGCAGGAGCCTGCGATCTCAAGTATTCAACAGAACACTTACAGCGAGCCCTGCATTCACAACGTTGCCCTGGCATCGGAAGGCTTCCAATGGGAACAATTCCAGCTTGCTTATAGCGAACGCAGTCTGCACAATGCTGAGCCTGTGGATCAAGGATGCGTCGCATCAAGGAGTATCCTTCTCGTTCTCTCCGAATCGTATTTCCTTCCCAGTAAGATCCTCGTACACTTTCAGCGTATAGCTGGATACGAGCAAGAGCCATGGGAGTAGAAACGCGAGCAGCCAAAAGATCAGAAGCAAAACCCTGTAGGTAAGCGTATTCCGAACGTAATCGTTGACCGATTCGACCCCAGTCCGCAGCCGTGAGA